GTTGTTTAATATAATATGGTTTATTGGATATGCTATACTACTATTTGTAGTACGACCAGGCACACAACCAATGCCTGATATGATTTGGCAGGGGTAATTATGAAGATAACACAAAAGATTATTGATGATCTAACAGTAGCATTAGCACATACTAAAAAGGATGGTACTGAGAATTGGAAAGATGGTGATGAAATAGATGTGTGTCTAGGTGGCACATTTGCTAATGATAAATTTATTAGTCTTATCAATAGATCTAAAGATAAATAAAGTACAATCTATTAAGAACAATGAAAAAGTATTTCGACAAAGCTGTTGAATGGGACAAGAAACTTATTAAGAAATGTCAAGAGAAATGGAATCTCTCTGACTATCAAGTGGTTTGTATTTCATTTGCTAAAGGATTTATTATTGGAGCAATTCTGTTATAAAGGTACTTGACTAAACTCAACTAATCCTTTATAATACTTCTGTCCACAATTCAAAGCAATGACGCTTACTTCAAAGTTCAAGAGTAAAGACATAGGTATCCTTCGGGCTGCTGCTAACAAGGAAATATTTTTGGATATAAAGAATCCAAAGTTGTATAAAAAGGTTAAACGATATTATCAGAATGAGATAAATTATAATGATGAAGATCCAGAAGCGGATTATAGTTTAGTGGTAGAGTGTCTTAGGCAAGATCTTGAGGCAGTATAATGAATATTATTATGGAACGGTATCCATACCGTTATGTGGAAGTAGGTGAATTAGAAAACGGTAGACCTGATTTTCGTATTCAAAAAGAAGATTATTACACTAAGAGATATAGAGATATGTATCTTTGTGATAATGGAATGCAGTTAGTAACTGCTATTGAAGATTTTGAATACACTAAATGGCTTGACCCAGATGGTGTTCCTTGCTATATTAAAGATAACTCAGGAGAACACCAATGAATTCACCAGCAGATAGAATAGCTGACGCACTTGAAAGAATTGCTACTATTTTAGAAAGTAATGTTCACATTAGTATAGATCATGGTCATATTGAACATGTTGACCACGTTGATTCTATAGATAATATTCAGCACGGTGATGTTGATGTTCACAATCATTCATTCTAAATATGTCAAAGCAAGAAAAAATTAAATATATCATCAGACAAGATGGTTCAGTAACTGAAGAAGTTATTGGTGTCAAAGGAGCTCAATGTTTAGATCTTACTGAAAAGATTGAAAATAGATTGGGTGATATTGAATGGAGAAAAGAAACTGATGAATTTTATCAAACAACAACTGTAGAGAAAAATGTCACACTTCAGCAAAATCAAGACTAAAATTAAAGAGAAGACACAGTTACTTGAAGCATTAGAACGTATTGGTGAAAGACCTAATGTTCCCTTTGCGGGTATGAAATTGGTAGAGTTGGTTATTATGAATCCATCTCATGCTGAAGACCATCCTACTATGGGGGTTGATATTTCTATTGGTGTTGATGTTGGATTTAAATTCAATCAATCTACTGGAACTTATGAATTAGTTGCTGATAGACAAACTTGGGATAAGAATGTTCCTATCGAAAGATTTATGGAAAAACTTACTCAACAGTATGCAAGAATGATAATTCATGATACAATTAAGGAGGAAGGTTTTGAAGTAGAGGAAGAATGGGAAATGGATAATAACGATATAGAATTAACAGTAACCCGTTGGGTCTAAATAAAAAGAGTTAAATTAAAATCATGGCATTTAAAGGAACAGCAGGAAAGTCTGCAAGTGGAGCATCAATGTCTAAGTATGATGTTGAGGTAGAAGCAAGACTTAAAAAGTTAGAAGCAGCAGTAAAATTGCTTGAAGAACATTCACATCCAGATAGAAATGCTACTGGTGATGATGTAAGTGCAAGAGTAGCTGAGATTGAAGAAAAATTAAACAGACATCAATTGAGATAAACTGGTTTTCTTATTATGAGAAAATTTGAATTTAAACCTTGGGGTTGGTATTTAACTCTTGAAGAAAAGTCTGACTTTAAAGTTAAGACAATACATGTTAATCCTGGACATCAATTTTCTTTACAATATCATAAGCACCGTGAGGAGCATTGGACTATTGTAGAGGGAATTGGTACGATTACTCAGGGTGATATTGAATCAACTATAAGACCAGGAGAATATGCATATATTCCTGTAAACCAAGTTCATCGTTTACATGGTGGTGATAACGGTGTTACGTTTATTGAGGTTCAAAGAGGAGTTTGTAAAGAAGATGATATAATTAGATTAAAAGATGATTACGGAAGAGGTTGACTTTCAACCTCTTTTTTTATATAATAAATAAAGTGATCGATTATTCTAAAGGAGTATGAGGGACTATACAAAGACTGCATTAGTATTAGGTGCAGGTGGTTTCATAGGCAGTCATATGGTAAAGAGACTGCGAAAAGAAGGTTATTGGGTGAGAGGTGTAGACCTCAAGAGTCCTGAGTTTTCAAAGACAGAAGCAAATGAATTTGTACATGGAGATCTACGGGATGTAGATTTTGTTCGTCGTGTATTGCATTTTAAAGGAGAGCAAGGTAATTTTTATAATGAAATACCTTATAAGATGATAGAATCATTTGATGAGATTTATCAGTTTGCTGCTGATATGGGTGGTGCAGGTTTTGTTTTTACTGGTGAAAATGATGCTGATATTATGCACAACTCAGTTTCAATTAACTTGAATGTTCTTGAAGAGCAGAGAAAGTTTAATGAAAGTTATGAAGTAAATAAGACAAAAATATTTTATTCTGGATCAGCATGTATGTATCCAGAGCATAATCAACTTGACCCTGATAACCCTGATTGCCGTGAAAGTTCAGCATACCCAGCCAACCCAGACTCCGAATACGGATGGGAAAAATTATTCTCCGAGAGACTATACTTGGCTTATAGTCGTAATTATGGCATCCCTGTGCGTATTGCCAGGTATCATAATATCTTCGGACCCGAAGGAACCTGGGAAGGAGGTAGAGAGAAAGCTCCAGCAGCAATATGCAGAAAAGTTGCGTATGCGGGAGATACCGATACAATTGAGGTATGGGGAGATGGAAAACAAACAAGATCCTTCCTCTTTATAGATGAATGTATTGAAGCAACTTATAGAATGATGCAGTCTGATTTCTTAGGACCAGTCAATATTGGTTCAGAAGAAATGGTTACTATTAATGAGTTAGTAGATACTGCTGCAAAGGTTTCAGGTAAAACTATTGAGAAGAATCATATTGATGGTCCTCTTGGTGTCCGTGGTCGTAATTCTAACAATGATCTTGTAAGAGAAAAGTTAGGATGGGATTACTCACAACCACTTGAAGAGGGTATTCGTAAAACTTATGAATGGATTTCTCAACAAATAGATAGCAAAAATAATGAGAATATGGTAGAATTCTCGACAGAATACATAGAAGACCTAATGGCAGCTGGTTAAATTATGAATCGAATACAAGATTATGATCAATTGAAATCTAATATTATTCAATGGATTAAAGATTATTACTGGGAAAATGGTATTGAGACTCTTGTAGTAGGAGTATCAGGTGGTATTGATTCATCTGTAGTTTCTACTTTATGTGCTCAGACTGGATTGCCCACATATGTAGTGCGGATGCCTTTATTATCTACACATAAGAATAGTCAATTATCAGATAATCATGCTAAAGCATTAGAAGATGCGTATGATAATGTAACTAATATTCAAATAGAATTGTCTAGTGTCTATGATCAGTTTATGCATTCAGTTAATTGGTGGTCTGATGCACAGCACTTTAAGAAAGGTGAGTTTACATCTAATGAATTGGCAAACGCTAATACAAAGTCACGTATTAGAATGATTACTTTATATCAGATAGCAGGTACAAAGAAAGGTATAGTTGTAGGTACAGGTAATAAGGTAGAAGATTATGGAATCGGTTTTTATACTAAGTATGGTGATGGTGGTGTTGACATTGCTCCCATTGCTGACCTTTACAAAACGGAAGTCTGGGAACTCGGAAGACACCTTGGAGTAAGTGAGGATATTATTGCTGCACCTCCTACAGATGGTCTTTGGGATGATAAGAGAACAGATGAGGATCAGATTGGTGCTTCATATGCTGAACTAGAAGAAGCAATGGAGAAAGGAACTGGACCTGCTGTTAAAATTCTTGAGGAGTTTAATGCACAAAACAAACATAAAATGGAATCTATCCCTACATTTAAACTTGGAGAAAAATCATGACTGTAAAAGAAGAAGTAATTGGTAGATCAATCGAAGGTAAAGAAGAGGTTCTTACTGTAAGAAAGATTTGCACTGGTAATCCAGAAGAGACTTTTGAAACTATTCAAACTGTTCGTAGACCTATTGTTCAACCAGAAGAAGAGAGTTTAACAATTACTAGAACTGCAAAGACAAAGACAAAGCAACAAATTTTTAGAGATGATTTAAAGAGGGCTCCAAAAATTAAGAAATGACCTCTATAGATAATGTAAAAAAGTTTTGGAATACTCGACCTTGTAATGTTCGACATTCTGAAAAGGAAATTGGAACAAAAGAATATTTTGATGAGGTAGAGAAAAAGAAGTTCTTTGTTGAACCTCATATCAAATCTTTTTCACATTTTAATGAGTGGAATGGTAAGAAAGTATTGGAGATTGGATGTGGTTTAGCAACTGCAGGGATTAACTTTGCAAGATTTGGATCTGATTATACTGGAGTAGAACTTTCATCAGAAAGTCTTGCTCTTGCCAAAAAGAGATTTAAGGTTTATAATCAGATTGGTAATTTTTATGAGGGCAACGCTGAAGAACTATCAAACTTTCTTCCAAAAGAAAAATATCATTTGATATATTCTTGGGGTGTTCTTCACCACACACCACATCCTGAAAAGGCAATGTCTGAAATTAGTAAGTATCTTGCTAAGGATGGTGTATTTAAGATTATGCTTTATGCATCTGAATCTTGGAAGAACTATATGATTAGTATTGGATTGGATCAACCTGAAGCACAGTATGGATGTCCAGTAGCATATACTTATACTGAGGATGAGATTTATGATTTACTTGGAGATCACTTTGATGTGGTTTCTATTGAGAGAGATCATATATTTCCATATCAAATTGAACCATATAAAAAGGGTGAATATATAAAGCAACCTTGGTTTGAGACAATGCCTGATGATATGTTTAAGGTTCTAGAAAAGAAATTAGGATGGCATCTTTTAATTACAGCAAAATCTAAAGGAAATTAATTATGAAAATTGGATTGATAGGAGCAGGTAGACTTGGATTATGTTTTGCTCTTCTTATAGAGAGGGCAGGTTATTCTGTTATTGCATCGGATGTTCGTGAAGAATATATTAAATGTCTTCAGAAAAAAGTTCTTGGATCAACTGAACCTGAAGTTCATGAACTTCTCTGGAACTCTAAGAATATAGAATTTACAACAGATAATGATAAAGTCATCCTAGAATCTGATATTATTTTTACTCTTGTTGCTACTCCTTCTTTGGAAGATGGAAGTTATGATGTAAGTAATGTTGATGATGTTGTTAGTGATTTTCAAAGGTTGGGATGGAAGACAACAGAAGAAAATGGATCTGGTTTAACAGGTAAGTCTCTTGTTGTTGGATGTACTACAAATCCAGGAGATTGTGAAACATTCCAAAAAAGACTTGTAGATGATGGTGTAGATGTTTATTATAATCCAGAGTTCATAGCACAAGGATCTATCATTAAAGATTTAATAAATGCTGATATGGTTTTGATTGGTGGTGAAGGAAAGCACCGTGATGAATTAGTAAAAATTTATTATGGTATTCAGGGACCAAAGAAAGAACCTTCTATTCATTTTATGAGTACTACTGCTGCAGAACTTACAAAGATAGCAGTGAATTGTTTTCTTACTACTAAGATTAGTTATGCTAATATGATTGGTCAGGTATTATCTAAATCAAATCTTGATAATGAAATTGATAATGTATTATATGCTATTGGAGCTGATAGCAGAGTAGGTCATAAGTATATGGGATTTGGGTTTGGATTTGGTGGACCGTGTTTCCCCAGAGACAATCGTGCCTTTGCAGATTATGCTAAGAAGGTTGGAGTAGAACATAATATAGGAACTACTACTGATAATTTTAATGATGCTCACGCTAAATTTATGGTAGAGTATTATACTAAGAAGAACGTAAGAGGTCTTCCTTTTTGCTTTAAGTATCTAACTTATAAACCAGGAACAGATATTCTTACAGAAAGTCAACAGTATCGTTTATGTTTAGATCTTTTAGATAATGGATATAGAGTATACTGTACTGATGATCAACAAAAAGAATCATTAGATTCTAGAATTATTTTTGATGATCCTACAGAAGAAGTTTGCTGGATTGACTTATGATTGGCTATAATACATTAGGATGTAATGGTCGTCTGGGAAACCAGATGTTTCAGTATGCAGCATTAAGAGGTATTGCTGCTAAGAGAGGATTTGATTGGGTGATACCACCAGAAGATTATGAACATACTGCTAACTATGGTCTATTTGAAACCTTTGAGATGTCCAGTGTTAAGAAAGAGAACATTGGATTTGTAGAAGGTTCAGTTGTAGCAGAGAATGGTTATGCATTTAGTGAAGAATTTTTTAATGAATGTCCAGATGATGTTACCTTAGATGGATTCTTTCAGACAGAGAAATATTTTGATCATATTGCTGATGAGATTCATAAGGACTTTACATTTAAGAAAGATTATTTGAAACCTTGTAAGGAGTATATTGATTCATTAGATTCTGCTCCTATCTTTCTACACGTTAGAAGAACTGATGCTATTGGTAAAGAAGGTTATCATCCTATAGCACCTTTATCATATTATGAGAAAGCACTGTCTAAGTTCCCTCCTAATACTCCGTGCTTTATATTCACAGATGATTTAGAGTGGTGTAAGTCACAAGAGTATTTCCAACAAGATAGGTTTATGTTTAATGAGAACGTTCAGAAATATGATTATACAAGCATGGATGGTAGTGGACGTATGCAAAATACTTTATTACCACAAGTTGATTTGTGTTTGATGTCTTTATGTTCTGGTGCTATAATAGTTAATAGTTCTTTTTCTTGGTGGGGTGCTTGGTTGCAG